TGGCCAATATAACAGAGGTAAACATGAGATTCGCAAAAACCGCATTCGCAATTCTTGTATTGTCTGCTACAACTAATATGGCATTTGCAAAAGAAGTTAAACAATACGATTTGAAGTTCAGGCCGTCTTTATCTATGGGTTATGAACAGGGACACGTGAATGGTATTGGCAGTCTCAAAGGGCCGAATCTGAAGCTTCAGCTGAACTCAGACTATCCCTTTGGCGCGATGCTTTCTGCAACTGCATTAAGAGATAAATGGGATACAAAGCAATTTTCGGGTGGGAAGAAAAAAGGCAATGAAGGCAGTGGAAACAAGAAGACGAAAGTTGAATACTACTCTTTGATGGCTGGCCCGACAATCAGGATAAACGAAAAAGCAAGTCTCTATGCACTTGCCGGAATTTCCGGCAGCAGATTCAAAAATAACGGCAGAGTTAATGAAGTTAAAAATCGAAAAAATGGCCGGTTTGCTTATGGGGCAGGCCTCACGTCAACATTTTTCGACAATCTTGTTGTGACCGCAGGATTTGAGGGGTCCAGAATCAACGTTAAGGGTAAGGATGAATTCCTTAATGCTGCAGTTGCAAACATTGGTTATCAGTTCTGAAAACGCTTAGCAACTGATTGTTGAGTCTGAATAGCGGCACTGAGCGCATTAAAGCCAGATGCCGCTATTAACAATTCACTCAATGAATACATTATAAATACCCGTCCTTACTCGCTCGGCTTTTTATTCTTCCGGATAATATGATTCAATCGTAACGAATTAACTATTTAAAGCAGCTTCGCTAAGCGTTCATCTCTGGCATTTCCGGTAACTTCAGTGTTTTATAATCATTACTATCCATAGCATTAAGAGTGTCCATGAAGCCTATCCAGTGTTGGAGAGAATCACTTTCCTCTTTTTTTAAGGGTATCCTGAGCATGAGCTTAACATGAAGCAGAGTAATGTTTTTTAAAGCGCTATCAAGAAGCTCACCTCTTGCTGCCTCAAAATCTTCCTTTGATTCACTGAAAAGCGAGTTTTCATTTTTAATAACCTTACCATTTTCATACTTCCAGCTTCCGGAAATATCGATTAAATCAGTGTTCTCATCTATGCTAACTTCTGCAATACTAAGTCCATTCGGCCAAAGCATTGAGACATCTTTTGAAATACTGCATATGACGCCATTATTGTCATAGGTAACCTTCAGCGTGTTTTCGCTAAACAATTTCTGGCACTCATACCATTCGTTCCCTTTTTCATCGTAGAGAAAAAGGACACCATGACGAGAGTTTAACTCGCTGTGTTCAGGGCATCGTGGGTTACCGAGCATGAAATTATCAAATTTTATCATTATCTGTAGACCCCACCACATGCCATCCGTTATTTATGAAAATCTGAATAGGGCGGAGACTAGCTTTATACTTTTTGCTAAACATATGATCAGCACTCCAGTATGTCATAACGTACCCCGTCCTCTCACCAAACGTGCGCCCTTCCTTTTTCTCATAGTCTTTAGCTTTCGCTCCAAGACGCACCCCGGATATAAAAACAGCCTTGAGATTATTTTCAATTTCTGCAGACTTATTACTTAACCATTCACTCAACTTGCCATTCCACTTATCTCCAGAGATATCTCCTTCAGTAGTAATTTCAGTTTGTATTGCTTTAGTCTTATCTTCTTTTTTATCATTTGCTGTTCCAACCCTGATGCCCTCTGTAACCGTCAGGACTCCTTTTACAGTGCCACCTTTTAATGACAAATATTTGCCACCCAGGTCTGAAAATCGTTCATTCAGCCAATGAGTCAGCCAGCCTCGTGAAGGATCGAATTTATCCTGACGGTTTTTCCAGTGGGCTGCACAAATATCCCCATTTTCATCGTAAGTGGCGTAACCGGCGTGCAGACTGGCAGCTCTGACGCCTTTTCCAACTTTAAGTTCTTCTTTTACGGTAAGCGAACCTGAGAGTTTCCCGCCCGTCAGGGGCAGAAACGTTTCTTTAGCCTGTTCATCACTGTATCCTTCGCCCTTCTTAAGGTAACGCCCATCCCCCTGCCCGAGATTCACGGCATGACCTGAGTTAACGGCATTCGGCACCGGTAATGCGCCACCGGAATTGCCACACATCAACCAGACCTGTGCGGCGCTGTCCCACTGCACCGTTATGAGTCCCCTGCCGTTATCTCGCCACCTTCAAGCTCTTTTTTCGCTTGAGAATGCAGAGCATGCGACTCCCCGCCTCTGGCAGAAAATACAGATTTGCCGGTATTTGACTCACGCGCTTTAAACATCAGACGCATGCCATCCACCAGAGATAATACCGGTGGCTGATAGCTGGCAGCATACGTATTCGCTGACCCGGTATCATGTGCAAAAGTGAGATTGCCCTGCTGCACTGACTGACAAACCCCTCCGGAGGGGAGGAAAGGTGCTTCAGGCGATCGCCTGATATTGTCTGCTGTGATGCCTTTTACCCCTGCGGCTACAGTGATTATCCACGCACTGATACAACCCGGATCGGCCTCAGGTGTCGTCTGTTTTCCTGAGACTGCGGATGTACCAGCTTTGAGCGATAAGCTGCAGATTCCCTGCCGCACACAGGGAAGCGCTTCACCCGCGTTGCCCTGACCATTGAAAGCCTTTGAAGGGTCTGCTGCATTGTAAAAAGGAAGCACGATGCCACCAGTATCTGCCTCAACGTAGGATGCCTGGACCAGATAATTGATGCTCATACCATTCTGCATTGGTGCAGGAACATCAAAGGTGATACCTCCCGTCAGACCCTGCTTGAGAATGGTGCCCGAATGGTCCGATGGCAGTGTGGAGTATGCAGTTTCCTCAATATGCTTCAGACAGTAAATCTCGCCAGCGCCGACATGAACCTGCAGTGATACAGGTGATACCGGCGTACAGTTCAGTCCGGCCAGGCAGGTGTCAGAGCCCAGCACCGCACTGGCAAGCCTAGCCAGCCCGATCATGGCGAACTTATTCGTATTCAGTAAATCCGTTTCCAGGGGGACAGCTCCCGGGTAAACAATCTGACGGTCCATATAAAGCCTCATAAAAAAAGGCCACCCGCTTGGTGGCCTTTTCAAAACACTGAATCAGGATCGTTATTGCACCCTGACCCACACAATCGTACCCTGCATTTTTACCGCGGCTATTGCTGCGTATATCTGAGCGTCAGTAACCTTCCCGGATGACATCATCATGTCGTCGTTTTCCGTAGCAGAATGGCTGGATATATCAGAAGTTTCATATTGAGGGCTGTCATCAGTTGAATCGTTTATTACTGAGCGGTGGACGATAACAAATGCCTGGAGGGGAATTGACCGGGAACCATAGCGCCCGGCCATGCCATAGCCTGTTGTCGGAATACCATATCCCCCTGTATCAGCAGGTCGCAGCGGCTCAATTATTATTGGCTCAAAGCCGGTTAGTCCTTTAACTGTGATAATGATGGCCTGACGCGTCCCCCTTTCGCAGAAAAGATTCTTGCTGATTTTCCTGCGTAACTCATTATCCGTCATTCCCTCACCACGAATAAGACGGGTACCAAAGAAGTCCCGTGCAGCAATATCCAGCCAGCTATCACTGGCTGTTGCAATACGCGTCTGAAGCCGTGCGTACGTATAAAGCGAATAGCACCACGTCAGAGACAGGGCACATGAGGACAGTACGGCATCAAGTACAGGACTTTTATCACTAAACCAGCCTGCAGGCAGCAGCGCCTGCAGTCGTGAATGAATGTCATCATAATCGCCTTTACTCACTTACTTCACCTCTATGGTGCCAGCACGGATAACCTCTTTAGCGGTCGCAGGCAGATCAGCGTTTGAATTGTTGAGCTTTATAGAGGTGATACTTTTAATCATAGGGCTCGCCGAAGAAGCCAGTTTAAGAAGCTTTGTGTAAGTCAGCAGTTGCCCAAGAGTGAGACTGTTTATGTATACCTCAACAGCTCTTTTTACCAGACCGAGAACCTCAGCATGATGTTCCGGTGATTCCGTTTTTATAATAATCGACACATCTGCCCTGATTACAACAGGCGAGAACACACCGAAACTGACGGTAAAGCCCCGGGTGTTCTCAATAGCAACATTAGCTCTCTGGATAAATGCTTCTGAAGGCCAACCTGATCCGTCGTCAACAACAGCATAGAAATAGCCTGGCTGAGGATGACCATCGTAAGAGACATTTTCCGTTAGTGTGTATGAAACGCCATTCTGGATATGGAGAAGAGCAAATTCGATCGCTTCTTTTGTCGCCTTCGACAGTGACGTAAACCATTTAGTGAAACGTGCACGAAAGTCATCATCTGTTTCAGCATTCTTTCCACCTGTGAATGCCCCGGCATTAGTTACCGCATCAACAAACGCTACAGTCCCGACTATGACTGTTACCGTGCCCGCCATAACATTTCCGTCGGCACCTGCACGGGTTGCCCTGACAGGAACCTTAACTGAAACAACATGGGCAGGAATTACGTAACCTTTCTGACCGGAATCAAATGTATTGATCCTGCTGTCGCTGATAACGGTATATATCTGCGTGCCATCCATCGTTCTGACCTTTGTGCCTGTCAGTATCAGAGCCGGATGCGTCGCCGTAAACCGGCTGAAGGTCACCATGCCAGAGGCCTGAACTGCACTGAGGCGATAGAATCCAAAATCAGCCATCCAGCTATCGAGATCCTCACCGGAGCAGGTTGAAGCACGTGTTGTCACCAGCACTCTTACGATAAGTTGCTGAAGCCAGCTCGCCACACCCGCGTTAGATTCAGCCAGTGAGCGTAGAATACTGCCGATAGAAAAATCCACCAGCTTCGCCGACCGTGCCTGAATGGCGATAATCTGTTCATTAACGAGCTCAGTGAAAGATTTTATATTGAGTGATGACATCGGCTTACCTTGTAACGTCGAAATGAAGAATTTCCGGTGAACCGGTTTTAGAATCTGTATAAGCGAGAGATACACTCACACCATTCTGTATGAGAAAAAGTTTCACCTCAGGCGGTGGATGACTGGCAACAGCATCTTCAAGCAGCATCTGTCCGGTGATGAGCGTTTTCCATTCTCCAGGCTGAACAGCCTCTCCCACTTTTTTTCCCACACCGGCCCCGTACTCAGGATGAAAAATGTAGTCCCCGGGATTTGTCATAAGTCGTCGTAGAATGCGTTGTTTGACGTATTCGCTCCCGGAGGCCGGGCGTAGATCGCCCGTGGAGGAAGCATCAAGGTCTCCTCCGATAAAATGATAAAGGTCGTGCATTGATTACCCTGGCGGTGTGGCATCTAAATGTTGTTCAGGTGGCGCGGTAAAACTGCCCTGTCCTGTTTCGAGATGGGTGTGACCGTTATAAACGGTTCGGATACGGTGTACCGAGCCATAGCGACCGTCATTATCGAGAATGTCTTTTTTGACTTTCAGACTGGCATCAATCAGCACGTCACCACCGGAAAAGTGATGTGAAGGCGCGTCGTATGTCATTTTT